GCTAATCCCATCCCTCAATCAGCGGCTCAGCCCAGCACCTGCAATTCTTGACTATTGCCGATGCCTGTGATACACCATACCAACCATTAACGGTTTCAAGGGTGTATACATGACCAGAAAAATCACTAACGATCAAATCATCTACGCGACAAAACTGATAGAGACCGGTTCCACTCTCAAAGATGCCGCCGTCGCACTCGGATGCAATCCCGACGTTTTGAGTGTCAAATTGCGAGCCACTGGCTTCGTTATCAAGCGCGGGGGTAGGCCCGCCCCCAACCGCAAAAACGTCCCTGACACCGAAATTGTTGCAGCTTATCGAAGTGGTCAAAGCGAATTGGCTTTGTCCATGAACTATCGCGTCACCCGTGGCGTTATCAGGCGAGTGCTTATTGCCAACGGCGTTGATATCCGTGGGGGTAGCGAGGCTAACATTCTGCGCATGGGTAAAATGACTGATAGCGAGCGCCGCGATCTCGTCGCAACCGCTAGAATGGTGCGTTTCAACAACATGATTTCCAATGCCGATGACGGGGACGATAACTCTGCTATTGGTGTCGGAGAGATTGAGATTGCCGCCGGTCTTGAAAATATTGGCTATGATATTGTCCGTCAAAGGCCTATCGAAGGTTATATGATCGACATCGCCATTGGCAACATCGCCATAGAAATTAAGTTCAATTCCGGCGGGTGCTGGGATTTTGGCAAACGCGAACGTCTCGAAAAGCTGTTCGAATGTGGGTTTCATGTTGTTCACATTTGCATCAACGACGAATTGTGTGTCGTTGACAGGCTTTACGAGATAATCGCCCTTGCGGATTTCGCCTGCCGCAATCCACCCCCGATTGGTCAACACCGGGTGATTAGTTGTCGCCGTAAAAGAAACAACACCAACTACTTTTACGACTTGTCCAGTGAATTGCGCACGAATAATACGCTTTATGCCATTCCCTAGACCGATAATCGTGTCGCCTGGGAAGCAGTTCCATATCCCCCCCGGCAAAGCATGATGACCAGGATCACATTCGGGCGGATTATTCCACTCAAAAGTCTTGCCGTTCAACTTGCGATGACTTTCCCGAACGTCACTATCTTGTGATGTGCGCCAGACGAAAGTCTTAGAACCAATACTCTCCGCCCTGGCACGCTGAAATTCGACATGTGTTCTACTGACTTCTGTGCGAGATATGAGCACGGCCCTCGCCCGCGACACATGCCCCGACCTCATAATCTCCGAAGCAATATCCTCAGCGCGCCTAGCCTGAGACATGCCTTCTATAGTCAACTTATGCACTCGTTCAGCAGCATCAAGCGGCAAAGATGTTATCAGATGAACCTGCTCGGCCAACCGGGCTTGGAATATCTGCCCAATCTCGGTTTCGCTAACTTCACGCCGAATTAGCCCCGCCATCTTTTTCGATGTCTCAGCCCACGCGGATTTATCCCGCGCGTTGACCTCCGCAACCATGCGAGCCCCAACCGACTTAGCCCATGGCTCTAGAAGTTTGGCATAGCGGTTAAGATGGTTGATAATCTCATCGGTCTTGAATGGCTCATCCTCGTTATACAATCCAACGACGATATCCCCAATGGCTCGCGCAACCATTTTAAGTTTGCGGGCGTAGGAATGTTCAACTTTGCGGGCTTTGATGTGTGCGTTCTTGGCTGATCGTTTGGGGGCGTAGTCTTGGGCTAGTTCGCGGCAGGACTTAATCACCCGAACGCTGTCGGCAGACTTTCCCATCCCTCACCCTCCCCGGCTACATTTGGCATCTCATCAGGATCAAGCCCATCATAAGGCGAGTTCGGATCATTGGCGACGGCGCGGCGGACTTCTTCGGCGGATACAATACCCTCGCCTGTATAGATTTGATGCGTTTGAGCCTTGACCAGCTCCATGGCTGCGTTTTCTTCATCGCTAAGGGCTTCAAGGTCGTTAAAGTTGAACGTGATCGTTTCGTCAAGTTCGTTAAACAAAGACAGTTGAACGAAATTGATAACGGTCTGTAAGTGGTCGCGGAATAGATGCTCTTGGCAGGAGTGTATCCAGTCGTAAAAGACCCGGATTTGTCCCTCCGAAGACGCGTTTAATCCCATAGGCTGAATACCATTTAGGATTTCGATAGGTATGCCCCAGATAGAAGCCATATGCTCCTGAGCTTGGGACTGCAAAGCATCCAGAGTTCCAAGAGGCGCAGCGACGTTCGAGAATTCCTCCTCTTTCCCAATAGTCAAAAGCCCGCGATTGTCACGTTGGGCATTGAACAATTCGATGCGTTGAAAGAGTTCTTCGCCTGCGCCTTGCAATACTTCTTGCAAGTTCAATTTCAGCACCATAACCGAGAACGCGGATACGATGTCATTCACTGATTTGCGGGTCTGCAACCAGTTATCGACGGCGGGTTTGCCCATCTGAGACAGAGATAGGCCACCGAACGAATAAGCCGGTTTCAGCATGTCAGGCACTTCACGCCCGATAAATGTCAGCAACCTGGTTCGATCCATGGACTTGCCCATCACCGACCAGATGTTGGGCCTGTACCAATCGGGACTAAGTGGATCATTGGCGTTGTATGCCAGTGGGTAGGCCCACACAGGCTCGACAACCTTAAGCCTACGCAAGGGCCGTGTGGTTGAGCATTTTGACTTAGACAGCGCCCCAGAGCCTTCCCCGATAGGCATGGCTAGTTCTTCGGGGTTTTCCCAATCGCCAAAGTCAAGAAAGAGATGGGCGCGTCCGAAATATCCGTCAAGTTCCGCGCATTTCTGGAAATGCTTCTTGACATGAAGTTTTGTCAGTTGATCCTCAATCGCCTTGATCTTGTCGGCTTTATCCTCATCGCCTTGCGCCTCGAACTTGATCCACTTGCGGGTCATGTGCCGGGCGATAGTTTCGGATGCGCGGCGGTATTCTGGACGCGTGGCCATTTCTGACAACAGCGGATAGCCGAGGAACGCTTGGCCTTGTTCAATCAACCCCGAATACGCACCAAGAGCCCAACTAGCCGACGTGTCAAATTGGCCGTCCAGGGCAAGTTTGTTGTCCGCCGGCTTCCATGGATGCATGTCTGCAACAGGCTGGAAAATGTTCTCTTGTTTCTTGTGTGCAGATTTGACGCGATGGACAATATCTCGCGTGACCTTAAGCCGTTCGGGGGCTGGGGGTGTTATGGGTTTACGGACATATTTGCGCTTTGGTTTTAATTCGGTTGTCATCTGCGGCCCATCAGTCGAATTCTATTGACAATTTCCGGTGAAATATTTACGCTTTTATTCATTTCTACCAATTTTGTAAAGGCACCTGTCGAACTATCCACCTGATCGTCATGCGCGCCAAACGGAAACACGTCCATTTCGTCAAAGAATGCGTCATTCCAAGGGGCTTTCAGGACTTTTACGTTGCCAGCCTCGCACTGTGCGGCGAACGGACCAGCCCTTGTTTCCTTGCTTCCGGTTTCGCGTTCGGCCACAATATTAAACCCGGCCAGCATTCGGATCATTGACGCGGCCTGTGATTTCCCGGCTTGACCTGGATCTTCAGGAATGACGATTTGCGCATTCTTGCCGTCCATCGAAGCCGTGTTGCGGATTGTCTGCTCGACCTCATGAGATGAACCACGGAACCGGATCACGTCCTCGATATAGAACAAGCCTTGATCATCGCGGGCCATGAGTGTGCCGACTGTGTAATCAGGGTCTTTGCCTGGCGCCTCCGTGGTTGCGGCCAAGTCCCATTTACGAACCCTTTTCACGTTGGCGGGAATAGCGTTGACGATTTCGAACCAACGACGCTTGAACATACCGCCTTCACGTGGGGCAGGGCGTTGCTGTAGCTGGCCTGCGCTGGCGTAGGAGCCTAGCGACAATTCCAGCATTTTTACTTCGCTTTCAGGGAAGCGTTCGGGAAACATCAATTCCCCGTCATATGAGCGCGGATCACTCCAGCCAATTGAAGTTTCGCATCGTCTATCCTGCTCAAACCTCATGGGAATGCAAAGATGCTCATACCCTAATTTCAGAGCAGTGGCTGAAACATCTAGTTCGTTTAGGCGCTGCATGATGATGACGATGGCGCTATCTTCGTTATTCACGCGCGACGGCAACGCTTCACGGAATGTTGTCACGCCAGCGAGCAGCCTTACCGCACTGGCCGCATCATCCACACTGTGAGGGTCATCGATGATTACTCTGTCACCTCTCGAACCCGTCATAGATGTAAAAGCCATCGCCTCGCGAAAGCCTGTATGGATGTTTTCGAATTTGGTTTTAGCGTTCTGGTCGCCGGTCAGAGTGACGGGCCATCGCGATTGATACCATGCTGATTGCACGAGGCGGCGGCATTTCAGGTTATCGCGAACAGCCAAGTCTTGCTTATGCGCGGTGGCAAGAAACCTGAGTTCGGGTCGCTTGATCCACTCCCAAGCTGGCCAGAACACGCCCGTCAAAAGGCTTTTCATGGAGCCTGGGGGGACGTTCATCAGTAGGCGGTGTATGCGCCCATCGGTAACGGCCTCCAGATGCTCACAGATGGCGTCTAGAGCCCATCCCCACTTAAGGGGCGTGATAGGCTCTACAATGTGCCATGCCTGCTTTACGAAGTCCGCTAAGTGCCTTTCGGCCAGCGTCTTTCGGGCAAGCATAACATCACTCGCCGCCAAGTTTAATGGCAGCGATGGCACGCAACTGATCCTCCGTCAGATTGGAAACGTCGAGTTCCGTTTTGAAAGTCTCGCCGGGTTTGTTGCCAAGGTTGACATCGTGGACAGTGGACCACTTACCCTTGGTTTTCAAAAAGAAGATCAAGCTAGTTGTATCGCCAGCCTTGACCTTTTCCCACAGGATATTGGTCGCCTCGACAAGGCGGTTTTCCTGTCCAAGCTCGATTTCATCATGGAAGTATTTTAGGACGGTGTTGTGAGAAATGCCTAGCAGCTTGCCTATGATTGTGTGGCTCAGGCCGTTCATCGCCGCATTCAGGACGATTTTCCGCTGCTCATCAGTAGGTTTAAAGCCTGGAGGTCCGGCCATAGTTATGCCTCATAAATAATGGGCATAGATACCAGAAACGCATATAAAAGTAAACCCACCCTACTTACGCAAGAGGGTGGGATGATCTTTTCCTAAATATTGCTTACCATCCTTGGGCCCGTATCTGGTTTTGAATGGGAATTATATAGATGAGTGACTATCATCCTCATCTTTCGCAGATTTCCGCTCTTTCGCGGCCTTCGCCCACTTTGCCTTGTCGGCGGGCTGGTAGGCAAAAACGCGGGCAGTCACAGCGTCGAGAATTTGGCGGATTTTATCGGTCATCCGATCAAGTCCTTGTAGGTGAGACGGCGGCCAAGCGCCGCGCTGAACAGGCTGGCGAGGCGGTCAAGCGTATGGCGGCTCACATCACCGTCACCGAGCCGAAAAGCAAACTCGCCTACATAGCGGTGCAGATGCTTAGGACTGGCGTGGTGATAAACGCCGTGGATACCGCGCTTGAGGACAGCAAACACGCTCTCGATGCCGTTGGTGGTCACATCGCCACGGACATATTCGCCCGCGCTGTGGTTGATGCTCTCGTGCTTGTAGAGCAACCCACCCACGCGGTTGTAGATCGCGCTTTCGTCCGTGTGGACAGTCGATCCAACCTGCACATGCCGATTGACAAAACCCACCGCGTTCCGCCCGCTGATCGAAGGCTTAACCTCTGCTTTGACGCGGCCAGTTGTGCGTTCGCGCCCAGCGATGACGGGTGTTTTTCCGACAGCGCCACGCCCGCGATTGAGGCGCTTTGCCTCGTGCTTCGCATCCTCACGCCCGCCGATATAGCATTCGTCAATTTCGACGATGCCAGCCAGTTCGGTGGGATCGTTGCCGCAGGCCTCACGGAGGCGTTGCAGCATAAACCATGCGGTCTTTTGGGTGACGCCGATCTGCGAGTGGAGTTGCAGGCTGCTGATGCCTTTCCGGGCCGTCACAAGCAGATACATCGCGTAGAGCCACTTGTGCAGCGGCACTTTCGACCGCTCGAATATCGTGCCAGTGCGAACCGTAAACACAACAAGATCGGCATTGCAGCGGTAAAATCCGGGGCGCTTCGCATCCTTCCAGATGCGCTCGCGCTCGCCGCAGGCGGGGCAGACTGGACCTTCCGGCCACCGCTGCCCCTCGAAGTAGGCCCGCGCCGCCTCGTTGTCGGGAAACCGCTGAAACAGTTCGAACGTGCTGATGCTGGACTTGCTCATGTCAGCGGATAACGCGAGCGGTTGCGGCCATTATACTGGCGCGAGCCCTGTCCCTGTTTCCATCGCTATCAGCTTCCGCCGATTGATGGATTTTACTCGACCATTGCTGCGCCGCATGAGGCCGCGCCAGTGCAATCAATTCATCGTCGCCTTTGCTGTCGTGCTCTGCACCAAAACGAACTGTGTAAATGAAACCGGTTTCGGTGGTGAGTTCTACTGTGGTGGTCATTGCCTTTTCCTTTCAACCAAGAATCGCGCGGGCTTCGCCAGCAGTCAACGTGTTCACGCGACAAGCAGCGAGCGAAGCGCCTTCCGAAGCCCACCGACGGGCAATTTCGCGGCATTGGGCTTCGGAGGCACCCATGTGCTGGCGAACCTGAGCCGCAATGCGCAGGTTGCTGTAGATTTCGTCAAAGCTGGCCGGGGTATTGGCCAGTGCGGCCAGATATTCGTCGGAAGCCTTCCAATAGTCACCCGCGTTGTCGATTGCTTCCCGCATCGCGTCACGATAGGTCAGGCCAAAGCCGTTTTGAGTGTTAAACTCGTGGATCGAACGAGCTTCTTCGCAGATCAGTTTGAAGCTGGCGGTGCGGATTTTGAGGGCAGCCATTTTGTGTCTCCTTATCGGGATGCCCTAGCGCCTCCCGATAAGTCGATAACTATACGACACATTTGGGCGCGTCAACAAAAATCGTCACTCACGTATATAATTCCCTTTTGAATTCTCTCGGGTTGGCATTGATGTCCTCGGACCTAATCTTAGCCCGAAGCCTGCGGTTTTCTTGCCGTTTGAATTGCTTTTCGGTTTCTTCGGTTGTGTGGCCGACTATCGGGGTTTTTCTGCGGGATCGGGTCATAATGCCTCATGCATGGTAGGGGCGGCAAGGATCGAACTTGCACTGATAAAATCAACCGAGGCTTAAACCCGGCGCGTCTAGCCATTTTCGCCACGCCCCCGTAAATGGTCCACCCGGCAAGACTTGAACTTGCAACCAAGCCTTTATGAGAGGCTAGCTCTACCGTTGAGCTACGGGTGTGTATGGGTGCCCGATCACATCACAGACAAAGCCCATGACATGACCGGGACTTTCAGAGCCGCACGGTTTATCAGCCCGCCGCTCTTAACTTAATGGGTTGCGAGCATCCTTTGACTGAGCGTTACAATCTCAGGCGTTTCTCAGTGATACCACTCACTGTCGCAACCCATACCCCTATCGCTAGGGGAACTCAAACTCTAAATAGGGCTCCCACCTAATGCCATTGAATAGCACCGTTCATCCAATGTCTGCCACCGTCGTGATGGCTACGCCTGGGTTTTTACGGATTATGCCCAGGAATTTGAAACCTGAAACAGAGATCGTGCCCGCACTCTGCAAATGGGTTTTTAGATGAATGTTTGGCGGATGTCAAGCAATGTTACCACGGTTTATATTTTTCTGATAACTTCCATGGGAACATCGGCTTCAATCATCCCGTCCATCTTCAATCAAAAACGGTGCCTGACTGGAAAGCGAGGAAATCCCAGCCCGGCTAACAACACCAGATACATATCCATGAACTTCAGCCTTGGCGCGCTCGACGGTGCCTTCCATATGCTCGTCAAATTGGCTTGCGACAAACTCGGCATTGTTCGAAAGATGGCTAGTCGCAACGTGAATTTTCATTTTCAGCGCGTCGGCTTTCTTTTGAGACAATCCAAGTGCGTCAACCGATGCTGACAATTCGTTAAGGGCCTTGATGCTTTCGCTAACAGTGCGGCGCATTTCCTCGCCGAATTGCTTGTCACGGCTCCCAGGATTGGGAAGCTGCGGAACACGCTCACGCGCAATATGCTGAATAGTGCATGGTACGCCGGAACCGACATTCATAGACGATACAAAGCTTGCCCACTGGACTTCAGACATAGCCACTTCAATCAGTTCTTCTTTGCCATGATGGCGATCATATGAAAGCCCGCGATGCAATTCAGAACGACTGATCGTGACCGTGATGAATGCATTATGCTGAAAATCGCTGTCATACAAGTTGGTGTGCCCGGATACTCGGCTTGCGACGATTTGCGCGAATGATGGGTGAGTTGTGGTTGTCTCCCCGCCAAGGACAGCGTGGCGGCTGGGTGTTGTCACCGGGTCTTCAATGTTACACATAGTGATTTCCTTTCAAGGCCTCAATTAATTCCTCATCCGACAAAGCTGTCATCCGCTCAAACGTATACATCTCCTTGTATAGCTCAGGACTATACCCGCATGACATCAGACAGCGTTCTGCGACTTCGGCGGCTCTGTCTGCCTCTTGGGCAGTCTTGTAACCAGAGATCGTTTCGACCTCATGGAAACCAGCCACCAGAGTGTAGGAGAATGTACCGTCTGGATTTTTGTTGCGGGTGTGCATGGTGGGTTCCTTCTCGTAAAACACACCTTATCCCTCGTAGTATGTATGTCAACAAAAAAAGACGCCCCACCTAAAAAAGATGGAGCGCCCAGGTTGGGGGTATCCAGGGGAGGAAAGGAAACTCGACCCTAGATATGTTTCCCCGGTCTTTTAAACCCGCATTTCCCATATGCGAATGGGAAAATCTGGCAATTCCGTTGCTACTCAACCCCTCGTCGAAACGCTTGAAAGGCGGTTCGCATAACGATGCTGCTAAGAAATCTTGCCGTTACCTGTAGAGGTCTGATCGAGAACCAGTCCTTATCTGGCCGTAAGCAGACGACAGGCGAGCTCTCGCTGGCCCCAGCGTGTCGAAAAAGTGCCGGAGACCTCGAACCAGCTTCCGTCATTGCCAATGCCATGATTGGCACCCATGCACGAGCACTGGCACTCGTGCCTCAGTGCTTCATGGCACGCCCGCGCGCAGACCTCCTGCTTGCAATAGGGCTGGATGATATAGACTTTGCCGTAACGCCGCAACGCCCGATCAACAAAATTGTTGAACCACGACTTCGGCAGCTCCCAATACGCGTGATCGCCGCAGATCCACTCCGGCGCCGTTCTCCGGCCGTCCTGCAGCCATTGCCGATTGTCGTCAGAGAACTGCAATCGCACTCGAAGCTTCTCACCGCGCCCAGTCCGGCGCAGCACGACCGGCGTTGCCTTTTGTTTCCAGACGTAATTGAGGGTGAGCCGCTCCATGGATACCTTCTTCAGATAAATTGCCTTTTAAACCCGCATGGGCATAACAACAAAGTTTCCATCAATCAGCATAGGATCGTTCGCGGTCTTGAACGTCATCGTAACATCACCGTCAAACAAACCCAAGACATCGCGCAGGTAGACGGCATTGAAGCCAATCTCAAGGCCGCCATAAGACCACGAACAAGGCACTTCCTCTGAACCCGAACCATTGTCATGGCTCGCTACAGACACCCCAAGCAAGTCATCAGACAGGATAATCTTGACCGCGCGTGTTTTCTCCGTCGATACCGTGGCCACGCGATCAATGGCAAACTTAAGCTGGCGGGCGTCGATCTTGAGTGTTTTGTCGTTGTCTTTTGGAATAACGCGGGCATAGTCTGGAAACTTGCCATCAATTGTTTTTGTGATAAGCACGACATTGCCGATTGTGAAGCGGACAAACTTGTCAGCGATTTCCATGTCAACGTCATCGCTATCAAGAAGCTTGTAAATCTCGTTGATAGCCTTGCGTGGGATAATCACGTCGGGGATTTCGTCTTTGACGTCTAAGACATGCCGGGCAAGACGGTGGCCATCAGTTGCGGCGAGCGTGATACCATCGGGCGTGTTGTGCGCGAATATGCCGTTTAGGTAATACCGGGTTTCTTCGGTGAAAATAGCGAACCTCGTCTGGTCAATTGCCAGTTTGAGTTCGTCGGCTGTCAGTGTCAGTTCTGCGGGAAATTCTGAGTGTGGGAAAGCTGGAAAATCATCAGCCGGGATAGTCGGCAACGTAAACCTCGACCGCCCAGCCTTAACAATCAGCTTGCCATCCTTCAACTCAACGCCAATTTGCGCACCTTCCGGCAACTTGCGCGCGATGTCATACAACAACGAAGCCGATACCGTGATCGTCCCTGGCTCTTTGACCGCGACGTCATTCACCGCTTCAATCACATAAACATCAAGATCGGTCGCGGAGATGGTCAGGCTATGACTTGCCGTGATTTTGACATTTGACAGGATCGGAATTGTGTTCCGCTTTTCGACAATTGATTGAACGTGAGAAAGAGCCTTGATGAATGGGGCTCGCTCGATTGTGAATTTCATTGGTTTTCCTTTCAAACAACCTTAACGTCAACGAACCCCATAGGATCATCATGATACGCCTTGCAAAGCGCCCAATAACCCCTCGCTATAACAGCCCGTCCAGCAGATCGATAGACGAGTATGGGGCCATCGTCAACCGAATTAATGACATATGGATCGTCTTTTGGGTGTGGTGTGATTTGTGCGGCTAGGA